GCTAACTTTTCTGCTGTAATTGCATCACTAGCAATCAACGCACTGCCGATCGTGCCAGACGTGAGTTTGCTAGCCGGAAGGTCTGGAACGTCAGTCGCATCAAGCGTGTCACCAGTTGTGACATGGCCTTGAGCGTCAACAGTAACCTTGGTGAACGTTCCAGGTGTTGCGCTATTACTGTGATCTAGGTTGCCGCTGGCGTCAACAGAAAGTCCCGAACCAGGGATGACACCACCAACTGCAGAAGCTGTCGCAATTGGCAAGTCTGTGGAAGTAAGCGTTCTGCCGCCAGTAATTAGACCCTTGGCGTCGTAGGTGACGACGTGGTGTGTGGTGCTAGCGGTAACGTCGTTGTCAACTTCAATGGTGCCGGCATCCATCCGAAGCCCTTCACCGTTGACGACCACAGCACCTTTGTCGCTTGTGCTTGCCGTAGGCAGATCAGATGCGGCGATGCTTCGATAGGAAACCGGACCATCGCCCGTGGTTGGGCCAGCAAGAAATTGGTTTGCAGCACCAGTGTCGTTAACACTGGCAGCGACGGTGACCGTATCAGCAGTCTTTGTGACGACAATATCAACGATGCCAGCGGTGTCTCCCTCAACAGTGTTGATTGAACCGGGAGCTGCTACGTCTTGCCAAGCAGTACCGTCCCAGCAATAAAGCTTGTTGTCGTCAATATCAAGCGCAAATTGACCGGTGAACGCACCAGAGAGAGGTTTCTCTGTGACTAGATCAACGGTTGATTCGTTCGCAAGCTGCGCTGCCGTGATTGCATCGTCTGCAATTTTTGCAGTGGTGATCGCATCGTCAGCGACACCTGCTGTTGGGATAACGTCTGTGCCGTCTGCGTTGAATAAAAGCTTTTTGCCAGGAACCGTGTCGTCAGCAATTAACGTGACGCCCTTCTCGACTAGATCTTTAACCGTTAGCTTCCTAGTGGCGCTTGCGCTGATGTCAACAGCAGGTAGAACATCTAACGAGTCCAGGTCCGCAGCCGTAAGAGCGGTCAGTTCAGTGATGCGAAGGTCTGACATTACTGAAAACTCCTTACTGGCTAGGGCTGAGCACCAGTTATGCCAAGCTTAGCAGTGTCGCCTGGCTTGAGAAGGAGCGACGTTCCATCCTCATTGAGGAGCTTGACTGGCGGTTCTGTGACCATACGAAGCTGAATAGCTCCTGTCGTAACAAAATCTGCTGCAATTTCGACCACATTGTCTGGGGCAAACTGCACTGCAGCAGAAGTAAGCATTCCCTCTATGTCGTAGAAAACAAGATCGTTTGCTCTTGCCGACACCCCGCTAGGGTTGTAATCATCAACTTTCAAGAAAAAGCGTGCCTTAAAGTTGCTGCCAACTTTTGTTCTTAAAACTAATTGAAGGATGTAATTTGGCACCTCACGCGTGGTGTCGCCTGTGTATTCCCAAAACGCACTGATTCGTCCCGACCCAGAAATAAGGGTGCTAATGCGGTTGCGGAAATCATCGGACAACGTAGTTGTATCAACGGTTTCGCGCTCCGTATTAAGCTCAAAACTCTTGACTTGCGCAATAATACGAGCATCATTCAATATCTCGACTTTGACACTTAAATTAGACAAAGGCTTAGTAAGCGTTTCAGCATCAGCCTGCGTACCATTGACGGCCTTTGCAAACGTGTCGTAAAGCCTGATACCATCTACTGTGTCAACGTGAATATACTTTTCAGTACTTTTTTCTGTGCTGCCAGAAATTAAACCTAAAGAACTGTCGGCTGTAATTTTTATTTTGTCACCAGTCACCAAGTCGCCATGCTGTAATTTGTGAAAGCTAAACCGTTTTTTAGTTATATCAACGTCATCACTCTTGAGTTCGAACTGAAAAAACGGCGTGGCAGACTGGCGCTGCAGCTCGATAGTGCCGTAAGTGCCTAAATAAACAGTCATCAGTCAAATTGCGCTTCAGTAAGCGTTCCATCCCCTTGGAACGCGATTTCAGCTCGCACAATGTCACCAGTAACCGCTCCAATCGACGCACTTGTGATGTAAGCCTTGATCTTGATGCTGCGTGTTGTGCTGCCGTTATTAAACCTAAACTCCATTTCTTTTTTGGCATCAGTGGTGACACCTTGAGAGTCTGTGGTAAATATCCTCTTTAAAACCTCTCCGGCTGCTATCTTCTTGCTGTCGTCCTCGTAGTACAAAAGGGTTGCGCTTCCGCTGTAACCCACCACTCCAGGGCAGTACCTGCGGTCATTATCGCCCAGAGTGGTGGTCTCAAGCGTCTCTAAATTCGACTGGATCGAAAAGTTGGCAACCTTGGCAATGGTGTTGCCGTTATGCCTTAACTCGCCGTCTCTGCCGGTATAAAAATGCGCCATCAGGAGGCACCAAGGACGCCAATCAGATTCACTGTAACAGTACTGACGCCAGGGCGCACCTGCGTCAACTGGGGTGGACCTTCATAACGCCAACCTTCGCTATACGAACCAACACCGATTGTTTTCGCCTGGGCTAGAGGCTGGTTGTTTATAGAAAAACTACTGTCAGTGATGGGGACGTGTATGCTGGCAAGCAACTGAGGCGTGCTATCTGTACTAAACATTTCGATAAGAAAAATCTCTCGATTTTCAAGCCTTGCGTCTTTCTTTACAGCAACGCCTGACCCAAATACTTCAGAGTAACCTCTTGTAGGAATGTCACCAGTAACGCTATGCGGGAAACTAGGAATACTTAAAAATCCAGTTACAAAATCATCTAGCGTCAGATTATTTTTTGCTGAATACTTTGTAGTTACTGTGGCGTCTGGCTTTCCTAGCGTAGTGATTTTAAACGACTGCCCTTCGACGAGAGTCTTTGGAGTGACCTTTATTTCATACTTTCCTGCCAAATAAGCATTTCCATCGTCATTGATTCCCGCGGGATAGGGGGTTGTAACCGGATCTGGTACGTCGAATGCGTTCCAACCTGTCTTTGCGCCGTCGGCTGTTCCTTCTGATGCAATGCTGAACGGATTCAACGTTCCAAACACTTCGTCGTAGTGGTCAATAAATTCCTCCGCTTGATGGTCGAAGATGTTCTGGTACGTCAGAGACATTCTCTGTCTGGTACGCCGACTGCCGTAAAGAATCCGCGTCTCGACGCCGCTCTGCGATGTAAACGTTTTAATCGGGTAGTCCCCGGCTTCAAACGTGCGGGAAGTTGGGGCGAGTTCTGGGAAAGGCATTAGGCGTCCTCAACTTCAAACGGAGCTTGCTTTGATACTAGCTTCGCAATCTTACTAACAAGCTTAGCCTTGTCTTCTGTCCCGTCATCATCGCAAGGATGCTCAGACGCGACAATATCGACGGTGCCCTCTTGGGAGAACGTAAGCTGCTCAACCACGTAAATGTGCTGATTGACCTCTTCGTCCCTGATCGTAAAAATAATGTCGTGATACTCGCTTTCTTTTACCGTGCCATCACTATTGATGGTCATTTGGCCGTCCTGAACATCCTCTGAACCGGACTTGTAGTAAGTAATGTCATAAGTTTTGTTCCCTTCCAACTCTTCAGCACTCGTCACTACACCTGTTGAACTAACTGTTCCATTTCTTGCACTGCTGTAAGGAGATGACGCTGTGACGACCTTGATGTACGAACCAGCCTTTAAGCTCAAACCATGCACTATGGTTGAAAAGCTAATCGTGTGCGTGACATACCTGCGAATTGCCAAAAAGTATTTGGCGACCATCACAGCATGATCCTCAGACGTACAGAACTGCGTCAAGTCGAACTGCTCTTCCGGCAGTGCTTCTAAATCGTCAGTCCTAGAGTCATTTTTAAGCGTTACCTCTACAACCTTCTCTTCAGGCAGCTGGTTTCTTGTCTCCTTGCGATAACGCATGACAGCCTTGAACGGCCTGCGCTCTTCACTCCGTAAATACTCAAGCTTGTAACTGTCCTCAAGGATGTTGCCAGCAGTGAACAACTGATCAACCTCGATCTCTCCGGTGTTGATTTCGCCGCTCTTCTCAAATACGGGAATGGCGGGTTTAAGAGAGAACTTGCCGTCTGTCAGAACAAAGTTGCACAGGAAATATGGAGCGATTTCTGTGATGTACTGTCTAAGGTTCGTCCGCTCCACAATCACCCCATTAAAGAACAGCTTTTGCTTAAACAGAAAACGAGAGGTCAAGATAAAATCGTTGACTTCCAACAAAGACGCATTGTCTTTGGTCATATTCATCAACGCACCAGCGCCACCCACCTGATCAGTCAACAAGTAATAAACAAGGTCGGTAAATAGGTTGCTTGGACCGTATTCTTTCTTGAAAGTATCAGTGTCAAAAGCGTAAGGATTTCCGTTGGTTTTATACAGGTCAGGGTGCATACGCTTGACGTGCAAGCCGCTAGGAATCCAACAGCGCATTTGATCAAGGCTCGTAAAATTACGACCTGCCTTTAACGCCAAGCCAGCCAGCGTCAAGTTTTTATATACGGGGATTTCGTCGTTCGGCATAATCTCATTGACATACGCAATCGTGTGCTCAGGCTGTGATTCATTTGATTTCTGCACCAAACCTCGATAGAAGCTGAGATCCGCATACTGGCTTTGTTTTTCGAATACCGTTTCGCCAGTAATGTTTACTTGCTTTGGCACTTCTTTAATGGTATTAATAAAATATCTATAGCCAACCTTGTCGTGTGCGGTGTAGTAAGGGTTGCTAGTGTCAACACTTACAAGATCTGCAATTCTGTCACCTTTGCTCCAGTTTGAAGTCGTGTCATTGTCTTCAATAACTTCAATGCGACTAGGGTGGTTCCAGTGGCGGTTTTCTCCGCTCCAGTGGTCTTTGTTTTCCGTGACCGCGGAGGTGAGTTTGACCTTGAGCCTTTTCGCGCCTTTCTGAAAAGTCCGAAAAATAGTTTTTCTTTCGCCAGTCTTTAGGCTCTCTGCTGACCCAAAAATCTCGTGGTAATAACCTAAATTGCGACCGCGAGCTTCTTCGTCTACCTCGACATCTGTAATCCTGTATTGAATGCCGGAAAATGTCATATTTGTACCGTTTGGATGATTTCTTCTAAACGGATTATCATTTCCATATGCTTCTTGAGCACCTGATGTGGAAAGCGAACCGCGCCTGACTTCAATGATCTCATGCTTCTTGAAGCCGTAAGAACTGCCAACAACCTCCGCGCCAACAATGGCCCAAGTTGTGCTTTGATTGTTAAACCTTTTAGCGTAATGATTTGTAGGCAGTCTATGCACCTGAAGAGTCCACCGGATTACTATCCATAAATTTTTGTCTGCATCAATTAACTCTCTCGTTTTTCTTCTTATGCGTGTACCAATACCTCCTCCTTTTTCTTGGATGTAAGTGTCCGAGTTGCCTGCAATTTCATAAGTAAACGCTCCGGTTAAACCAGGAACGCCAACGTTTCCGACAACTTTGTACTTGCTGATTTCTTCTGCTCTAACAAATCTGCCCTTTTGCTCGTCTGGCAGCACCGTGGCGCGTTTAATTCCTTCAGGATATGTAAGCGTTCTGCGTGTTCTGCTCGTCTTAGGCTTGCGAATGAACTCTTTATTCAGCCTGATGTCTTTTTTTAAGATCCTGTAGCCTGCCATTTCAATTTCAAACGTTCCAACGCCTGGTACTTTTACGGTTTTTTGGATAATTGGATTCTCGTCGTTAGAAATTGACGCTGATAAGTTGATTAGTTGCTGCTCATCAGATAACGCACGTAGTTCAGAGCCTGGTACTGGCACAAATTTGTATTCAAGCTGCGAAGGGCCGAGGCTTTGCGGATGCGTGAAGCGAAGGAAGTTGTATTGATCAACAGGCTTGCTGCCACGCACGACAAAATACAGATCAATGCGCTTAAATTCAAACCGATCGTTGTTTTTGTCTTTACCTGCTTGGCGCACGAAAACCTGAAACACCGAGGCTCTGGTGACTGTTCCGGTGTACGTTCCAGAGCGTACTGTGACTTCGTTTTGATCAAAGTCCTCAAGTTCATCTGGTGTTGGAACAGTGTTAAACGCACAAATGCCGTTTAGACGCTGAAAGACTCTGCTTCTTAAACCAATTTCTGTAACAACTACCGGCCTGTTGTTTCTGACAAAGCCCGTTGCAATGCGAGTAAGCGGGAAAAACTCAGAGTCGATCCCAGCCTTTGAAGGACCATTTTTTCCGTCAGTAATAAAATCTTGAGCTGGAGTTATTGCTTTTGCGTTGCTAACAAGACCAATCCTTTTGATGTTCGACTCATCGACATCTTCGCATCTCAGCGTAATCAACTGAGTTTCGTCAATGTCGGGGTCAAACCGATCCAAGCTCCGCTTTGTTACAACCCATTTAGTGTTGCCAATGGCAAACTCTTCGCCTATCTGCATTGCTTCGTCAGCAGCGATCTGCTCAGACTCGACTGTTGAGTTGATGTCGTCTACGTTTTCGCCACCCTTGTTCTTGCGCCTTTGGTATTTGTTCTCCTGAATCTTAGAAGGATGAATTTTGAATATAGCCTCATCGCCTTCTTCAACTTTTACGATCTGTTTTAACGTTCCAGCAAAATCGTTATCAACCGTGGTTCGCGTGTTTCCACGCTTTAGCACAAATAAACCCATGCGAGGACTGTACTGACGCCCTTCCCCGTCCATATCTTGCTTGCGTGTTGCAGCCAGCTTGTCTTCATCATCTCTATCAATATCGTTGTCTCTGTCACCAGTAATTTTGATGCGGCGCATGGTCAACGCATGGCGCTGATCTTTTTGGGTGCCAGTAGGAATTGAAATCACCTCATAATTAACCCTGTAGCCCGTTCCATTTGGAACGGCACCATAAACTCCAAACTGGACATTGTTTGCTGGAGAATATGCGTGGCAAAAACTTTTTGATTCGTCTCGCTCGTTGTCTGGTACCAAAAACACATCGTCATCTGGGCCGTCAAATTTTTCTGGGTCGCCACTTCCCCACCGTCCGTCACGATTTCTAATTCGTTTTGAATCAGCAACCGTGCTATCGCGCTTCCAATAAAACGTAAAGAAGTCGGCGTAAATAGCATCCAAAGCGTTGTTGCCTAAAAAGATGCCCTCAAGCTCTGGTGGTGCGATGCCATCCGGATCTTTGCCATCACTTACGCCTTGCTCGCCAACCACAAACATCAGCTTGGCTGACTGCTGCGTTCCATGACTCAACACTCGTGACCACACAAGTTTTGGTGTGATCAACATCCCGCCAACATCTTCAGCATCGTCGTAAAGACCAAAAATAATCGGAATCGGTGATGCGTAATCTGCAAGCTCGTTTAACGTTTCAAAACCACGGCTTGGGGTAAAACGATTTGCGCCGGTTGTGCTGCCAAGATCAAGCTGTGTTCGCTTAGATGCACTGGGCATCTTGGGCTTCGGCGTCAGCAGGTATGAAACACCAGTCAGCACAAGGCTGATGGCAAGGTTGATTAAAATAACTGTGCCCGGTTCTAAACCAGTCGCTTGAATGTCAGGTATATGCTCGTATCCCGCAGGTCTTACCGCTCCACGACGCCTAGCTTCAGCTGAAAATACGCGATATTCCTCTTCTGTTATCCCGATTGTCGCAATTAACTGTTTCTCGAACGGAAGCAGTGGTACGTCGTAAGCAGACGGACCGAAGACCACTGAATCTTTTCCGACATTCGATTGACGTACAAGATTCCCGTCTGCCATGTGACTGCAAATGCCCAGGATTGCTGCGGTAGCAGCAG